GAAGTCATAGCGGTTAAAGATATAGTTTTGCAAGTTACCTTGAGCATCACGGTACACCGCAGGGCGAGGCTCGTCCGCATAGGCAAGGTAGTACTGGAAGATAATCTGGTCTATCTCTGCGTATGCCGCATTCTTCATCTGCCTCTTGGAATCAAGGCGTCCTGCCGCCTGTTGAATCTGCAATTGTTTTGCTCTGCCGCTTTGAGCAGAAGAATCATACTGCCCCTGGTAACTATCCGTAATACCCAGGATGCGTTTTGCGTGCTCATAGAGGCGGTCTGCCTCGGCAATATCCCTTGAGATATCTACCTGTAAATCCACTCTACCAAACAAGCCAAAAGTGCCCTGGTTAGCGCGGAAGGTGCTCTCAAAGATGCTATTATCGAGGTTGCCCGTAAAGTTATCAGGCACGATGGGATATACACCGCTTCTAATGACCTTTTGGAGAATACGGCTCTCAATTTTGTTGATAGCCTGCTGTTGTGGACGGATAAACTCGCAGTCCGACTGACCGAGAAGACTATCTTCCTCCGAGGTATTCTTACGAATAACAACGGGGAGAATGTTAGGAGTGTAGAAAGGTAGCCTTGTTTTCTTCATTTTAGGCGCTTCTACGTCCATAAGGAGAGGGATGACGTTGCCGTTACCGAGGTCCTCAAAAGCCATATTGCCATTTTCCTCAAGCACCTGGCGCTTCACAACCTCCGTAACAACTTGTCCGTCCTCGATAACCTCACTCATAGCGGGGATAACAGAGCCATCGGAGAGGTAAATATCCCTCTCGATTTCCTCATAATCCTCGTTGAGAAGTTCATAATCACTGTCCTTTGCACCTTCGCAGGTACAAATCTCCTCGCGTTTGCCACACTTCTTGCAGACACGGCGCTTACGGGCATAGTAGTCCTCGATGTCAAGGAGTTCGGTATCACTACTCCAAACATACTCGCAAACCTTGTCTTCCTCGTTCTTGTAGTAGCAAACATAGAGGGTCGCAGTCTTATCGTCAGCACTTTCCTCACTCTCGGTATCATCCACAATAGCAAGAGATACGCCATATTTACGCATAATCTCCTCTTTTGTAGTTTCAAAGGTTACGAAGCAGTACTCCATATCCTTAATGTCATAGATATTAGGCTGTCCCACAAACCTACGGGGAGAGAGGCAGGATACTCTGACCTCACCTACGGTGTTATGCGTTGTAATGGAGTTATCCCACTCTATAAGCCAAATAGAGCCTCCGTAAATGTATGAATACCTTTCGTCAAGGTCATTCATCTTCTCAAAGGGCAACTCGTCCCTCTTGTTGCGTAAAAGGGTTTCGATGCTCTTTGCATTTCTCTCGTTCCTCTCACTATACATCTTGGGAGAGGTAGAGGGGCTTGGTATGTATGTTGTCACCTGGCTCTCAATGAGTTCGTAGGTGACATTCCAGACGTGTTGTGCATCCTCGCCACCGCCATCTATCTTGGCACTGCCTTTGTATTGTTCAAGGTGCTGTGCCAACTTCTCATAGATGCTATCGGACGTGGACTGTGCCTCTCTAAAGAGGTCCTGGAAGAAGGAAAGTTTAGTTCCTCCCGCTAAATCGATAATCATATCTCTGGTAAACCTCCGTATTTTTGAATAATTCGTTTTCGTTCTTCATCCGTTCTTGCGTTGTACCAGTCTTCTAACTGGTCACTACGGTATTTAACTCGCCTCTGCGCTTCCGGTTGTGCCGGAGATATCCAATATATAGCGAAGTATCGCAGTGCATCGGGGCTGTGCGTTATTTCGTGAGGCTCGTTCATAGTGTCCGTGGGATGCTTCGGGTCGCGTATGAGTTCAGGAAGGTGCTCTATGAGTTTAGGGCAGGTGGAGAATATCTTTAGACGGCACTCTCCGTTTTTGTCCTGTTTTAAGAGTTCCTTTATAGCAAGCCATCCTGCCTCACGGTCATTGTTAGACTTCGTGAGAGTTAGCCCCGCCTCATAAAAGAGTTGAGCCTTGCTTTTGCCTGTTTCCTGTGACCTATTCCAAAGGTCAGGCGGTGCCAGGACGAGATAAATGTTTTCATCCTCAGTAGTAAAGCCGTTAATAGCCTCCGCAGCCTTGCTTATAGGCAAGTCCGGCTTGCAAAACTCTTTATACACATAGCACTTGTTATTGTTATCTACGGCTATCCAATAGGCAGCAAGCATATCCAAGCCGTAGTCAAAGGCAATGTAACGCCTCCACTCCTTTGGTATCTTGAAAGGCTCACAGACGTGTAAATCACGCCTAAACTCGTTAAAATACTGTCCTTCCGCAACATCCCAAGAGCCATAGCGCCACCTCTCACGCATTCCCTCCGGTAGAGAATCCAACTGACTAACATAGTCAGGGTTTTTCTCCATAAGTATCTTGTTATCGTCCACCAGGGACTGAATAAACATATATTCGTCAGGGTTTTCACCTGGGCGGTAGTTTCTACTCACAAACAGCCTCTTGACCCACAGGAAGCCTATACCATCGGGGTTACAAGTGAGGTACATTCTTTTAGGGAAATCGTTTGCGCCACGAAGACAAGCCTTTAAGACGTCAAATACCAACTCGGAGAATTGCGTTGCTTCTTCCAGGAAGATAACATCGTACTCCTGACCTTGATACTGTAGAGCATCGGTGTCATTATCGAAATAAGAGCACTTGATGCGGCTACCATTAGGGAATACGAAGGACTTGTCCGCTTCCTTATAGGGCACATACTTCTGCGGCAAATCGGCTTTGAGAGGGAGGATATGGTTATCCCGCAGGTCCGTATAGGTCTTACGGATTATGAGAATCTTTATCCCGCCCCATTTGAGAGCCAGCCTTTTAGCCTTCTCTCGCACAGACCAGGACTTGCCTCCACCTCTTGCACCACCAAAAGCCACATACTTCTTTGTAGCAAGCATAAACTCTTTCTGCTTGGGCTGCGGCTTTCCGAGTGCAATGTTAATGGTCATTAGTTGCTTTCCTCGTCTATCTCGTCAGCGCCGTAGTCCACATTGAAGGTGATAGTAGTGTCATTCTGCGTCTTTTCACTCAAGCCGTGGTCATTCATAAGAATAAACTTTGTGAAGTTGCCGTCGTACTGCTTCATAACACCGCCAGCCTTTGCAATGCCGAGTTGCATATTTTTTGCTAACGCGTATGCGGCGCTAAATCGGGGGTGGGCTTCGCACCAATTCATTAAAGTCTGATGCGTTACACCTAACTTTGCTGCAAATCCCTCGAAGGTCGGGAATTTAGGCGGCAGCATAATAGGTTCTTCGCTCTTGAGAGTGCCGTCCTTGTAATAACTCCGCTTATAAATGTACTGCGGCTCTGGCTCGGAGAAGTGTGCTATAATCTGCTCAACATACTCCTCACGATATTTACCGGCTTTTTTGTTTCCTGGCTGAAATCTCGTTTCCATTCCAACCGTATTTCCTTTTTCAAAGCGTCCGTCTGCTTTGCTCATTTTGCTTCGTTCTCCTTTCGTCTATAAAAAACAAAAAGAGCCACGACGCTCCTATGTGGAACATTATGGCTCTGACCTCTAGGGTATATGGCACAGTATTTATAATCTTATTGTATCACAGATTTTGGTGCAAGTTGTCGCCATTTATCCGTAATTTCAAAGAATTTTTTGTGCTTCAAGTCGTATTAGTATGTATCATAACTAATAGTTTATATTATTATAATACTCGAATAAGGGTTATGATATACTATAGTAGTATTATAGGTGGCGGCTATATTAGCGCCATATCTTTGGCTATATCGTGGACGAGTTTATTCTTGCGCCTATAATATGCGTTCTTGGAGAATATCACCTGCATACCGGACCGGTAGTAGCCTCTACCTTCGGACACGTCTTTCAGGATTTCCTTTCTCGCGCCAGCCTCGATATCTTCCAGGGCTTTGTCAATGATGGCATTGAGTTCGATGCACTTATCTAGTGTTGCACCGGCAGCACCGGCATTTTTAATTATCTTATCTCGCCTGTCATAATCGGCGCAGATGCCGCAGACTATCTCCACCACAGTCTTTGGTATATCCCACTTTCCATAAAGCCTTCTTCTTGCCATCTTTGCATCCTCCTGTTAGTTACTCGGTCGTTATAAGTGCGTTGTACCTCATTATCCAGGCAAGAGGCACGGGATTTCCGGTGGCAAGCCTCAAGCCTATCTTATGGGAGAGGGAGGCAAGTTCCGCACTCTCTCTTGTTCCACCCACGGCACTTGCGTAGTGCGTAGGCTTTCTTTTTTTGCCACTGGGGCTTGTTATTTGTACACAGTACTCACACAAGGGAGTGCTTGCGTTTAGGCAAGTGGCGCACTCATAGGGGCTTATTTCCTCATTCCTCGCCATCACCTTCACCCTCCTTCGCTTCGAGCCTTGCCTTTGCCTCCTGCATCCGCTTACGCATCACAGGGTAACATATCATTTTCTCGCCCTCTCGGATAGTTTCAAGCACCTTGTCGGCTATCTCTTCCTCGCTCTTGCCGAGGTGCTTACCAACGGGCGCTACACCTCTATTCCAGAC